ACAGACTTATTAAATGGACAAACGCGAATAGCAGTAGGAACACATGCATTAATTCAAGAAGATATAAAATTTAATAATTTAGGAGCAATTGTTGTAGACGAACAACATAGATTTGGAGTAAAACAAAGAAATGCTCTAAAAAACAAATCAATGAATCCTCAAATGCTTACGATGACAGCGACACCAATACCAAGGACATTAGCCCTAACAGTTCATGGAGATTTAGATTTAACAATAATTGATGAATTACCAAAAGGGAGAAAGGCTATAAAAACATATTATGTTTCAAGTTTTGGGCGAGATGTAATAAAGTTAATAAGAGAAGAAATATCAAACGGACATCAAGCATATATAGTGTTTCCATTGATAGATGAAAGTGAAACATTAAGTGCTAAGGCTGCAACAATAGAAGCAGAGAGATTACAAAACGAAATATTTCCAGACTATAAAATAGGATTATTACATGGAAAATTAAAAAATAAAGAAAAAGAAGAAGTCATGTCAGAATTTAAAGAGAAGAAATATGACATACTTGTATCAACAACAGTTGTTGAAGTTGGAGTTGACGTACCAAATGCAACAGTTATGGTTATAGAGAATGCAGAGAGATTTGGATTATCACAATTACACCAATTAAGAGGACGAGTTGGCAGAAGCGAAAAACAATCATATTGTATATTAGTATCTTCTAGTAGAAGTGAAGATTCAAAAGTAAGATTAAAAATCATGGAACAAACAAATGATGGATTTGTAATTGCAGAACAAGATTTAGCACTTAGAGGGCCGGGAGAATTTTTAGGAGTACGCCAAAGTGGATTACCCGATTTGGTAATATCAGATATTGTAAAAGATGCGAAAATATTAGAAATTGCAAGAAAAGAAGCAATAAATACAGTTACAAATAAAGATATGGCAGATATAAATCAGTTATTGAATTCGCATTTTGTTTTTAAAAGTTGTGCATCAATAGATTTAATAAATTCAGGGTAAAAAAATAAAAAATAAAAAAGTACTTGCAATTTTTTTTAACTTAAATTAAAATAAATTTATATTTGTTAAGGAAAATTTAAAAAAATAAATATAACTTAATAAATTGTAAAAAACACACTAAATAATAAGGACATTATTATGACAGAAAATATAGACTTACAGGGTGAAAACGAATCACGTCAAAGAATATTAGTTGCGGATGACGAAGCAAGTATTCGAAGAATTTTGGAAACAAGATTAAAGATGGCAGGTTATGATATAGTAGTAGCCGAAGACGGAGAGCAAGCAGTAAGTTTATTTAACCAAACAAATCCAGATTTAGTTGTATTAGATGTAATGATGCCAAAGATGGATGGATATGGAGTAACAAGAGAAATCAGAAGGAATTCTGATGTACCAATAATTATATTAACAGCATTAGGCGACGTATCAGAAAGAATAACCGGATTGGAATTAGGAGCAGACGATTATGTAATAAAACCGTTCAGTCCAAAAGAGTTAGAAGCGAGGGTAAAAGCGGTATTAAGAAGAACAAATAATCGAGAAACAGTAATGCCGACAGGAAAAGTTGCAAAAAGTGTAATAACAACAGGCAACATAAAAATTGATACAGCAAGACGTCAAGTGTATAGAAAGAATGAAAGAATCAGATTAACAGGTATGGAATTCAGCTTGTTAGAATTATTAGTAAACAATTCAGGACAAGCATATTCAAGAAATGAAATATTACAGCATGTATGGGCATATCCGCCAGATCACAGAATAGATACTAGAGTAGTGGATGTACATATATCAAGATTAAGATCAAAATTAGAAACAGATCCAGCAAATCCAGAGTTAATATTAACAGCAAGAGGAATAGGATATATGTTTCAAAGAATAAATTAGAAGGAAGAAATGGCGGTTGTCGTCAAGTGGTCAAGACCTCGGATTGTGGTTCCGATATGCGTGGGTTCGAATCCCACCAGCCGCCCCATTTTTAACATTTTTCCAATATTTTAGCTTATAAAATATTGGAAATAGTTCTATTTTAAGGGTTTCACCATTATAAGACAGGGTTCGGATGCAAGTTTGTATAATTTCTCTTTTTACTTGTGATTCTGCCAATCTGAATAATTCCGGAAGATGATTGCAAAATACCATTATTAAGCTCAATTTGTTATATAAAATTTTACTTTTTTCTTTGCGTTCTTCAAGTTTTAATTCTAATTTGTTGAGTTCGGATGCCCATTGTTGCATCATCTCTCCCCATTCTGTATCGGTCATGCCATAAGGTAAATTTCCATCAAGTTTATCTGCATAACTTTTCTTTATCCGGTTTTTTATTTGTTCAATTTTCTTTTGCATCTCAACCGGACTTTCAAGACTATTTTCATAATCTTTAATAGCTTGTAAAATTTCTTTTGCTTCTTCTTTCATTGCTTCAATTTCAGAAGGCGGAATATAAATATCTTCAAGCATATTTACAAAAACTTTTTCAAGCTCCTCTTGTCTTATAGCTTTAACTCCGCATTTGCATCTATAATAAATATATTCTCCGGAATTGTGAGCTCCTCTTTTCATCTCGGCAGAAAGATGATGTTTACCGCAATTTTCGCACTTAATCAAATTTGTATAAGGAAAAATTATATCATGTGTTTTAGGTTTTTTATGTCCAAACATTGATTGAACTTGATAAAATAAATCTTTTGAAATCAACGGCTCTTGCTTCCCCTCATATATTGCTCCCTTGTAGGTTATTTGTCCGATATAAAAACTATTTTTTAGCATCCATTCAAATTTTCTTGGCGGATATTTTTCTTGTGTTTTTGGGTGTTTAAATCCGTCAAGATATAAAGTATCTCCTAATCTTTTAAATGAATAATTGCCGGTTGCATATAATTCAAATGCTTTTCTAATAAATGGAGCGGTTTTAGGGTCTATTACGATTATTCTTTTTTTATTTTCATCTTCAACATTCAAATATCCTAATGGAGCTTTATGAGGTAAAATTCCTTCTCTTGCTTTTTGCTCCATTCCCATTGATGTTCTTTGGGAAATTTTCCTTCTTTCATAAAGGTTAGTTCCTTTTGTTATCCATCTTAAAAGTTCTCCTTCCGGACTTTGCTCATTACATTCAGTTACAGAAAGCGGAGTGATTTTACATTCATCAAAAAACCTTCCTAAAATAGCATAGTCATATTCCGTTCCTCTTGATATGCGTTCCCATTTCCAAAATATAAGAGCATCAACATTAGCAGCATTTTCTCTCACCCATCTCATCAACTCTTGGAGCTGCGGTCTGTTTAAATCTTTTGCACTTATTCCTTCTTCTCTAAAAACTCTTACAACTTCATAACCTAATGATGCAGCAAAATCTTTATCTATCCTTTCTTGTCCGTTTAAAGAATAGCCTTTTGTTTGTTCCTCTGTGGAAACACGAACATATATAACGCATTTCTTTTTCATCATCTAACATCACTTAAAAAACAGATATTCTCAAAAACATTATACATGAAAATTATTTTTTACAATAATCAAAGTTAATAGAGCTATCTGGATTAAGGCAAAATTCTTTAAAACCAACTTGAGCAAACAAAGTAACAAATTTAACCAATCTTTCATGTTCTTCTTGCTCGTTAAATTCTACTGTTGGCGGTATATATTCAACTTTTAATCCGGCAGCTTCTTCCATCAAAACAATCTCCCTTGAATACTGCCTTTAAAATCTCTAATTATGATTTGCTCCGGAAGAAAATCTCTGCAAAAATAAGCAGATGAAAAATTTATCTTGCTTTTATCCTGTCCTTTAAAAGTCATTCTTTCTTCAAACATGAGAAGCTGCAAACCTTTATCTCTGAATAATTTTTTCGGAGCGGTATCATTCAACCATGTTAAGCTCATCAATAGACAGAATGGCTTATTAAAATCTAATGCTCTTTTAAAAATTTCTTTTTTATTCGTAAATGGTGGATTTGAAACAATTAAATTCCATTCTTCCGGTTCATAAGTATAATAATCTTGTCCGGTCCTGATATGAGAATTTATTATTTTATATCCGTTCTCGCTTAAAACCTTTACAAATTCACTATTCTCATCATCAAAAGGAAGCCATATAATTTTATCTTTAAATTTCGGAAGGAACTCAAGTAATGGCTCTACTGCATATCTTTCAGTATAACACTCATCATTCTTTCCTTTAGATGTAAATAAAAATTCGTTTGTCATGGCTTCCTTAATTGTTATTATTTATTGGCAATTCTTTTGTGATGCTATTTTTGAACATCATCTCAAGAATTGGTAATTCGCTAATGCTGACTTCATTACAAACTATGCTTATAAATTTGTATGCTGCATCCGGATTTCTTAAAAGTTCTCCGCTTATCCTTGTAATAAATTGACTGCGTATGTCTAAATGTTTGTTATCAAATTGCTGCATATTATTTCCTATATTCATTTTTAACTATGCAAGCAAATTCTTTTACTTGCAGCGGATGCTCAATTCTTGCTTCTTCAAGTTCTTCATAGAAAATATTTTAGGTAAAATAAAACTAATCTTACAATTTTGGCATTATAATTTTTATCATCAGGATTATATATTCCTGTTTTCTGATATGCACTAAAAAGATGAGTTTTAACGGTTGCTCTTGATAAACATAATTCTTCTGCAATTTCAGTTGCACTTAAACCATGTGCTAATAACTCTAATACTCTTTTTTCTTGTCGTGTCAATTCTTCATAATGTAATTGTGGTTGTTCTGTTATTCTTTTTTCTATAATTTTTACATTATCTATATCTTCTATGTCTTTAATTATTTTGTTCATTATTTATCCCCTTGTAAATACCTTTCTTCTGTTCTTCTTATCTTTAATTCTTTTATATTCTCGATTGATTGCGTGTTAGAAAATATAAACTCTAACTGCTCAAGCATTATTTGAACATCTGCCATTTCTTCTGATATAGATAAGTTATCGCCTTTTCCTCTCAAATACTTGCATAATGCTTTTTGAAGTTCTGACAGTTCTTCTATTGCTACAATTATTTGTTTTTCAACTCCAAACTTATCTATAACTCTTTTATAATGTGCTGTGTTATTCACTATTTCCCCCTTGAAAATCTTATCTTTACTACTTCTAGCATTGCTAAATACTCTTTAGCGAATTGTCCATCTTTGTGTGTTTCTTTTACGGCTTTTCTAAACTCTTTTTCTGTCCCGTAAAAACAACCGCATCTGATAACAAGTCCAATTTCTTCTGTGTCAAAGAAAAATGTAACCCTATCATTTGAACCTAATCCCTGAACCGACATAAAATCTTTTATTTTTAGTTTTGTCGGGGTGTTTTTGTCAGCACCACGCAGGTCAGCACCACGCAGGTTAGCACCATAAAGGTCAGCACCATAAAGGTTAGCACCACGCAGGTCAGCATCATAAAGGTAAGCACCACGCAGGTTAGCACCACGCAGGTTAGCACCATAAAGGTTAGCACCACTCAGGTCAGCATCACAAAGGTTAGCACCATAAAGGTCAGCACCACGCAGGTCAGCATCACAAAGGTAAGCATCACAAAGGTCAGCACCACGCAGGTCAGCACCACGCAGGTTAGCACCTAATTTAAAAATTAAATATTTTTCTTTCATAATTTTTATGAATCTTGGTAACTTTGACCAATGATATTTGCAACTTACATCTACTGTAAATATTTTTGTATTTTTTATTTCTACTCGCATTTGTTACCTCTTTCTAATTCAACAATTCTTTGTGCATGTTGGCTTGCGATTTGTCTTAAATCCTCGTTTTCCTGACGAAGTTTTATTACTTCTGTTTATAAGGATTTATTCTGTTCTAAAACTCTTAGATATTGGGTTTCTTGAAAGTGATTTGTACTTTCGCTTTTAACTGTTTTTACAATTTCAAAATCCTCTTTGTTATAGTCGCAATCACCTAATAACATTACATATTGTTTCTTTTTCGGGTTTTGCTCATAAAATCCGAAACTTATAATCTCCGGATCGTATTTTACTGTATAATATGTGATAAAGGTTTCTTTCCCATCATCCGTAATCTCCGTATAAACCTCTTTAACCGTGTCACCGCATTTTATTGGGGTGCCGTTTTTATCGCATAGCCCTATTTCCATTCCTTCAAACATCTTTATTTCCTCTTTTTCTTTTTATAAATTTCATTTTCTAATTGCGTTATTATCATTAAAATAACAATGTCTTTCTAATAAACCGTTAATAGCTAAAGCTGAACGATTTACGTATTCTGCTATTATGCAAGATTTAAAGCCTTTTTTATACAAGTCTTTAACTGTTCTTATTTCTTCTTGCGTCCATAAGATTGTATTATCTGCTTTTAAAGGTCTCATTTTTAGTTTTAAATCAATCATTTTTCTTTTTATTGCACCTTCTGTACGTTTAAGCATAATAGACAATTCACGATAACTATATTTGTATGTTTTTAAAAGTCTTATTAAATAATCTTCTTCTGAAGCGGTCCAAGCTGTCTTTTTATATTCAGCAGCTCTTTTGTCGGCTTGTCTTTTAAGCTCAACCCACTCAGGTTCATAACCAAAACACCCTTTTTCGGTCTTTGAGAGGTCAATAAGATGTATATTTTTTTTAAACCAGTTCCAAAAGTGATTCATATCAATAACTTTTACTTTTTTTGTAATTATTTTTTGATAAGAAATCGGGAATTTTGCAGCTTTTAACTTTTTAATATCTTTAGTTTTATATTGCACGTTTAAAGTTTTCCAAAATTCATTCAAGGATATGTATTCACCATGTTGAAGCATATTCCTTAATCCAATTTTGTATGATTTATTTTTGATAGCTAAAACACTTCTGTTAAGCTTTTTAGCAATACCTGAAATAGAAACTTGACCCCAATTTTCTTTTAAATATTTTATTTCTTCATAGGTCCAATGGTTTTTGTTCATTGTATTTCCCTTTCTCTAATTCTATTGGCTTAAATATTTGTTCTGTCTTGCCGGTTTCTTTTATCGTGTATTGATAAGTCCGGTCTTGAAATATAAAATTGTTGCTTTGATTATCGCAGTTTGTGCATTGATAAGGATTTGTTGTTATGTTTTCGCATCTTGAGCAAATATAAAATTTGCTTGGGAATTTCTTGTTAAATTCTCTTACTGTTTCAAATTCTTCTCTTTGCACTTATTTTTCCTTTTTAATCGACTTTCTTTTTCTGCAATCCGCTTTCTTTCTGCTATAAGGTCTGTTAAATATTCAAGAACATAAATTAAATCTTCAGTTTCAAGTTCTTCTAATCTAACTAATATTTCATTCATTTTTAGGTTTCCTTCGGTTTACATGGTTTATATAGATGTCGCCATACAAGGAATACTCCGTCTTTAATTCTTCCTGTCATATCTATTTCATCTCCGGCTTTAAATGTTGTTCTTTCCCATACAACACACATCATTCCTTCCGGATTTTTCTTGCTTTCACAATAAAAAACAGTTTTGAATTTATCGTTAATTTCTTGGTTTTGAATTTCAATTTTAATTATTTTTGAAGTTCCTTGAACAACTTCCGCTTCCCATTTGCCATAACTATTAGCAGCTCTTTTCTTATATCCTTTTCTACGCATTTTTAGCTCCTTTTGCTGCAAAATAATTCATTGCTTCACTAACGGTTATGCCGTATTTTTTTGAAAACTCTTTAAAATTGCTGCTTGCTTTTATCGTAAATTCACTCTTTGCCGGAAGATATTTATAAAGATATTCAAGTGCATCTTCTTTTGAGCTTATTGCTTCATACTCTTGTTCTCTTTTTTTTCTATCTTCTTCATTTTTTGCTCTTTGAATTGCAGCTTGCCTATATTCTTCCGCTTTGCGTTCTTCTTCTTCTCGTTTTCGTTCTTCTCTATCCGGAGCTAAAAAATAATCATCTGATGCAAAACTATCCCATTCTTCAAGTATCTTTTTAAGTGATGGCGGAACATTCTTTTTGTCGCCTATATCCCATCCTCTCTTTGCATTTGAAAAAACTTTTTCCCATACATCTAAATCAAGTTTGTTTTCCGTATGAATTTTAAATATTTTCTCTTTGTTTGCTTTTGAAACAATTTGAGATTTTTTAAATTTGTCATTGTAAATCTGTACAATAGACATAACAAATTCTTCATTGTATTCCGGAGAATTTTCTTGCGGTGCTACTTCCGGTTGCGGAGCAGCTTCTTCTTTTCTTCTTCTGTTATGCCTTACATTAACTGCTTGCCTTGCTTTTTCGCTTTTTTCTTCTTGAAGTTTTAAGTTTCTTAAAACTCTTTCTGAAATAAATTTTCCATCAACGACTTTAAATAAATCGTAACTGTTTAAAATTCTTGAAAGAATATTACTATCAATTCTCAATTCATCTGCAAGCATATCAACTTCATCAATGTTCAAACTGTTCTCATGCAGATATTCAATTATTTCCCAATAAATTCCATAAGCAGCATGAGCAACTAATTCTTTTAAGATGCTTTCAGGAAATTCATTTTTATTTTTTCTGAAATCAAACATTAAACGAATAATTTTTTTGTCTGACTTTGTGCCTATATCGTGCGAGAAATATGGTTTTGATGCTTTCATTCTTATCCTCTGTTTTGTTGTTTAAGATATTTTTTATATGCCTTAAAACATTCATCCACTCTGTTATCATTGATAACTTTCATCATTGCTCTGCTTGTTTCTTCCTGTGCTTGTCTTTCCTTTTGTTTTCTTTTTAAAAAATCCGAAATATCAATTTCGCTTTCCCATTTTTTAAATTCTTGATTTTGGAATAAATCTAAAAAATATTTATATACTGCATCTGTTAAGATTTTGATTTTTCTTTGTTTAAGCTCATCTTGTTTTTTCTTGTAAGCATTTAAAATAATTGTGAATAAATTTGGCATTGGTATAACCTTTCTAATTTCTCTAACTTCCAGATAAATAACCGGTCTTGATAGTCTTATTACATTTGAACTCATCTAACTTCTCTCCTTTAAATTGATATTCCTGTTTTCTTTTCTAAATCATAGTTTTTGATAAACGCTTTAACCGCTTTTACGACAAAAGCAGACCTTGAAATTCCCTCTTGAGTTGCTGCTCTATCAACGCAAGTAAGAACGGCAATAGGGAAGCCGATAGATTTTAATATTTGTCCTTTTTCTTCAATCACTTTTTTCTCCTTTTCTTTGTTTTGTAGGCACTAAAACTAACACGAAGTATACGGTCAAATTTTGCCGTTCTCGTGTTTTTATGGTATTAGTATGTTAAACAGTTAAACAAACTAACAAAAATAATTATACTCAAATTGGGATTATTTGCAACTCAAATTGAGAATAATTTACAAAACTTAATGCAAATGGGGTAGAAATGATTGCAGAAAATCTACAAAAATTAAGAAAGAACTTATCTTTAAAACAAGATGAATTTGCACTCAAATTGGGTATCTCTCCTCGTGCTTATGTAAATTACGAAAGAGGAGAAAGAAAACCCCCTTATGAAATGCTAATCAAATTATCAGATGATTTTAATGTTAATTTGAATTGGCTTATAAATGATAAAGGGGATATGTATAATGCACCTAAATTTGAGCAAGCACAAGGAGAACTCGCTCTTGAAATAAGAAAAGTTTTAAGAGAAGAAGGTTTAATCAAATAAGATGTGTGCTAATTTGATAAAAATTCTTCTTGCTTCTTGTTCGCCAAAAACTAATTTAAGTGCGAACAGTATTTTTTGTAATTCGGTTTCTGTCATTAGTCGCTCCTTTCTTGTATATATTTAAAGTTCAGGAGTAGAAAGGAAATATAAATGAAAAATTTTATTATTATACTTTTGCTTTTAGTAATAGCCTTGCCTGTTTGTGCTAAAGATAAAAATGAAAAAACTTTGTATTGTTCTTATATTTCCGGTGGAACTGATATTTATTTTACATTAGAGCCTATAACAATAAAAAGCAATGGCTACTTGATGATGCAAAATAAAATAGTAGGGAAAGTAACAGAAACAAATAAAGAAAATGGAGAAATATTTGCTACTCTGGGTGGTGGTGCTACATGGAGTTTAGAAACAAAAAGAATGTTAAGTATATATACAAAGCCTTTAGAAAATCAAATTATATATAATTTTGGTTCTTGTGTTGCAAAATAAACATGAAGAAATATTTCAATTAGACTTGAAAAATTTAAAAAATAGTGAATAATGAAAATATGAAGAAGTTTTTATTATTTATAGCTTGTTTATTTATGAGCAATGTTGCTTTTGCGGTGTATCCTGAAAATGAAGCAGAATTTTTATATAATCATAAAAATAATTCAACAATTAAGTATGATTATATAAATCAAAGAAATTATATTAAAACTTCTAATTATATGTATATAAGAAATGATGGAGCAACAATTCATAAAAATACTAATGGAATTGTTGAAACTTCTACCGGAAAATCTTATATGCCTGTTGGCAGCGGAAATAACAAAATATATGTTCCTATGGATTTATAATAAAACACTTGTATAAATTCTACTTTACTGTTGTATTATTATTTTTTTACATTAGAAATACAAGTGTTTTACATTCGTATTACATTCGTATAGATTAAATTTTAATTTAGTATTACATTTGTTATGCATTCGCTTTACTATAAATTAAATTAAATAAAAGAAAATTAAATAAAAGAATAAAAATACTATTCGTATTTTTATTCTGCCGGATAAAGAAAAATATTTTTTATTTTTCTTTTTTTTTCAGATGTGGAAAATTTTATAAGCAAATAGAAAGAAAATTTATCTCAAAAATAGAACAACAAAAATTAAAAAGTCAAGAAAAAATAATAAAATGTAACAAAATATGAAGAATACAAAAAGCCATGATAAAGAGGATTTTCCGCTCGCTTGAAAAATTAACAGTTTAACAAGTAGTGATTTTTTAAAAAATTTAATTTAGAGTGGAAAACAGATTATGAAATGTATATTTTTTCAATAGGGATATTGAAGCTGGGAAGCAGAAAATATAACAAGTAATAATCGGTGAAATAAGACTAACTGTGCGTATTTGCCAGATGTGTACCTCAAAATCAAAATTCAACATTTTGATTTTTGCGGCACTCTACAAACAATTAGAGGTTTAGATGGAGAAGATAAAGTTTTCAAATGAATTTATAGTACCTTTTGATATATGGTTCTTGGAAAGTACAAAAGATTTTAATGAAAGAAAACTTCTACTCGGAAAAACCAAAAAAAATAAAACAGTAATTAGTCTTATTGAAAAAAGAATTATAGATGCAAAAATTTTTGTTGATACTCAAAGCGGAAGCAGAGCGGAAAAAATTATTCGTACTGAAAAAAACCGCATCTTATACACAAGACAGGAAGCAATAATGAGCCGTAAAGGAAAGCCGTATGGTTGGACTTACGGAGAAAATAAAGAAATTCACAACAATAAAGGTGAAGTTATTGCTATAAAACAAAAAAGATGTGATTATTACGGAAATTCTGAAATTATAAAAGATGTGAAGATTTCATCTAACTAACAACGGATAGTCTTATTTTGAGTGAATGAGTGAAATATTGAGCTTGCTCAAATATTTCCGAATGAACGAAAAACAAGCTACAGCTTATTACCGGATATACTCCGGTTGCTTGGTTGAGGGCGATAAACGAGTTACAGAGTGCTAATGCACTCTTGCACTCTCTGCCCTCAATCCGCTTTTATTTGAAAAATTTTAAGGGAAAATAATGGTTGATGCAGCTGACTTACCAAAATTGAATGATAAGCAGCATTGCTGCTTGCAAAGATACCTCACTAATGGTTTTAAAAAGAGTGAAGCTTATCGCTATGCTTATGATTGTTCAAGGATGAGTACGGCTGCAATATATGTTGAAGCAAGTAAATTCTTCAAAAACCCTAAGATTACCCTATGGTTAGAATATTACAAACAGAATACAGAGAAGTCAATTCAAGAGGAGCTAAATTATTCTGCTCTTGATTACTTCAATGATTGCGAAGAATTGAAATTGATTGCTCTTGAATGTCGTGATAAACAGGGAAATCCTAATGTTTCTGCTGCAATTAAAGCAGATGAAAATAAAGCGAAAGTTTGCGGATTACTAAAAGACCAGATTATTCATTCCGGAAGTGTTACTCAAATGCCTTCTGTTGTTGTTAATGGCAAAGAACTGGAGCTTAACATAGGAGAAGAAGTTGATGCAAATACAAGTTCCGGAGATGCTTAAATGTCCGCCAAAACTCTATCCGGTTATAACAGAATTTAATAAGTATTTGTATTTTCTTCTTGAAGGCGGTAGAGGAAGCGGAAAAACTCAACTTATTGCAAGATTTATTCTATATATCGGAGAAAAAAGAAAAATAAAAGTTTGCTGCGGTCGTGAGATTCAGAAGTCTATTGAAAACTCTGTTAAATCCGTTTTTGATGGTTTAATCCAAAAAAATAATCTTGATTGGAGAATTACAGATAAAGAGCTTTTTCATAGAAAAACCGGTTCAAGAATTTTCTTTCAAGGGTTTAGAGAACAAGGTTCAGTATCAATTAAAGGTCTTGATGATGTTGATATTCTTTGGATAGATGAAGCTCAAGCTATTACAAAAAATACTCTTGATATTGTCGTTCCTACAATTATAAGAAAATTAAATTCAAAAATAATCTTTACTATGAACAGATATATCCGTTCTGATGCGGTTTATAAATTTTGTGTAGGTCGTGAAGATTGTTTACATATCAACATAAACTATTTTGATAATCCGTTTTTAAATGAAGCAATGAAGCATGAAGCGGAAATTTGCAAAGCCAAAAACATAAAAGACTATGAACATATTTGGCTTGGCTATCCGTTAGCTCAAGCAAGTGATTATCTTTTATCTTCTGATAAGGTTGAATATGCTGCTAACCTTGAATTTAATAAAGAAAATCATCCGATAAATAAAGTTATGTCGGTGGACTTATCCGCTTCCGGTGGCGATTTATGTGTAGCAAAATTGCTTGAACAAAAAACAATGTCCGGATGGGAAGAAACTCAAACTACAACTTGGGCAGAACCTGATACGGATATTACAAAAGGAAAGATAATAAACTTCTACTCAATATGGAAACCGGATATTTTGATTATTGATGCTGACGGTTTAGGTTATCCAATTTGGGTGAGTGTTAAAAAAACTATTGATGATGCCATTGGTTTTAGAGGAGCAGGAGCTGCAAAAAATCTTGCTTGCGGTAATGCAAGAGCTGATGGATA